AGCAAAAGACGCTGACCCCGAAGCACTGGAAGTTTGTTCAAGAGTACGTTGCGGGCGATGGCCGGGTGACTTTAAAAGAAGCGGCTATCCGGGCTGGGTATAAGCCTACTTCGGCATCGGTGATTGCGTGGCAACTGACCAATCCGGATATCAACCCGCACATTGTGGCTGCGATACAGGCGTATAGGGCCGAATTGGCCTCGAAGTACAACACCTCGTATGAGCGGCACATGAAAGACCTCCAGATGATTCGCGATAAGGCACTGGAAGCGGGAGCTTATGCTGCTGCGGTTCAGGCCGAATATCGCCGCGGGCAAGCTTTGGGGACGATCTACGTCGAACGGAAAGAGATTCGCCACGGCACTATTGATTCGATGTCGAAGGAAGAGGTTCAGCGAAAGCTTGACGAGCTCAAGAAGCTTTACGGCGGGCCCCCGCCGACCGCAATTATTGACCTGAATGCTTCGGACGTTCGCGAGACGGTAGACCGGGAGCAGGACCCGGCTTTTGAGTCGCCGGTGGAAGAGCCCTTGCCAGATGTTTTTGAGATGGACCGCGACGATGGCCCGGAAGCCTGAAGCGGTTTTCTCTGATTACATTCGGGAGCATTTGCCTAATGTCGATATATCGCGGGTTGAATCGCTGGCTAATTTGGGGTTCCCGGATATGGTGGTTGCCAATAAAGAAACTGGCGCTGTCGGGTTTCTTGAGAATAAGGTTGTCTCTCGCGGCTTGAAAATTGCCTTGCGCCCGCATCAAGCTTCGTTCCTGTATCGCCATTGGTCCTACGGTTGCCCGGCTTATTTGTTGGTAAAGCATTTGCCTATTGGTAAACGCATTGGGATAGTCAATCTTTACCATGGCGGGCAATCGCTAGAACTGGTGGAAAACGGCTTGCGGGTGGACCCGGTGGCCCGGTGGCCGTCTAATGGTGTGTACTGGGAAACGGTAAGGGACTATCTATCGGGAGCGCTTAAACCATAGAAAAAACCAATTATAGTTCCCGCCGGATAATGCTATTATTTGGGTGTGTCGGGGAGGCCCGGCAACTAAAGAGAGGATAGAGAAAATGAAGACAAGCGAACTAAGCGGCGCGGCGCTTAACTGGGCAGTGGCTCAGTGCGAAGGGTTTGATAACGGCGATTGGTTGCCAGATTATTCAACAGATTGGGCAGCGGGCGGGGCAATCATTGAGCGGGAGGAGATAAGCATAAGCCGCGAGTTTTCATCTGGCCGCATTGAGTGGGCAGCATGGACACCCGCACCATTTCGAGATGATGCAGAGGCATTTGGCTATGGCGAAACCCCATTGATTGCAGCCATGCGCTGCTACGTGGCAAGCAAACTAGGTGATGACGTTGAAATACCGGGGGCGCTGTCATGCTAAAAACTGTCGCAGTATCTGCCAATAAAAAAACAGGCCCGATAGCGGTTACATATCGCGCTGGCGAACATGAAACCTATGGCACGTGCCCGAAAACCTGTGGATTACATCCGAAAAGTGAAACAGGCACGGCGCAAATCGATCAGGAATATTTGTCTGCAATATCTGACGCGGTTCCGCGTGGTGGCAAGGCGTGGACTTATTCTCATTTTGACGCTAATGCGCTGCCCGTTCCGGCTCCCGGCAAAACCGTTATTAATGCATCGTGCGATACAGTCGCGGAAGCTTTGGCGGCGGTGGCCGCTGGCCGCCCGGCTGTAATGGCCGCGCCAAAAAATACGGCGGACCAGTGGCCGCAAGTGGTGGAGGGTGTGCGGTTCTTGCGCTGCCCTGCGGAGCTTGCCGATAATTTCACTTGCCAGCAATGCGGTAATGGGGAACCGCTTTGTGCCCGCGGTGATCGGGATTACGTGGTTGTTTTCGTCGCGCATGGCACTGGTGCAAAGCGTGTTGGCACTGGTGAGGGTGGTTGTTATGCTGCCAGTGGTCCGACAGCGATACAGTGGCACGGGACTAGAAAAACCGGAGCGGCGAACGATGCTGAAACCTTGCGGACTTTTGCTCGTTCGCTGCCGCCGGGCTCGTTCCTGCGGCATCATATCGCGGGCGATATCGGGCGCGAGGTGGCCTGATGTTTATTGTCGCGGTGCTTATAATTTTTGCTTTGTGGTGGCTGGTGGATTTTTTCGACAATGGATAAATAAAACGCTTGACTTGCCGCACGGGAACATCTAATATTAGTACATCGTTCGGTGGCGAACGATTCAACCCAAATAGAGAGGATAGTGAAAATGGCACATATGATTGATGAGACTACAGGCCGCGCCGCGATTGCTTACGCTGGCCGCACACCATGGCATGGACTCGGACAGGCGTTGTCCGCTGGTGCTGACATTGACACGTGGACACGTGAAGCCGGGCTCGGTTATAGCGTGGAAGCTTCAGACGTTCATTACACAACCCCGGCGGTGACAGGTTTTCAGGCATGGCCTGATCGTAAAGTTCTGACGCGTTCGGACACTGGTGCACCGCTGGCAGTAGTGAGCAAGGATTACCGCGTAGTGCAACCGGGCGAAATAATGGATTTTTTCCGCAAGCTTTCGGATGTTGGCGGCTTTGAAATGGAAACCGCGGGCGCGTTGTCGCATGGCCGCCGGGTTTGGGCTCTGGCACGTGTTGGCGATGCTGCCCCGGTGGTTGATGGTGACCTAGTGAAACCTTACTTGCTGCTCGGTACATCGTACGATGGCACGATGGCCACAATCGCAAAATTTACAGCGATTCGCGTGGTATGCAATAACACAATCACCCCGGCGGTGAACAGCACCGCGGATGAAACAGACAAGGGTTATTTAAAATCGAGCGTTCGGGTTTTGCACTCTGAGCGTTTTGATGCTGACGCTGTCCGCTTGCAGCTGGGCATCGTGGCAAATCAATTCGAGCGTTTTCTGGTGCAGTCGCGCCAGCTGTCGCATATCCCGATGACCGCTAGCGATTCTGACCTGTTCATCCGCGAATTATTGAAGCCTTATCACACGAGCAAAATAGACTTGAAAGATACTCGCGCCTACAAGCGGGTTTTAGACCTGTTCGAAAACCGCAAGGCTATCGGCTCTGACATTCCGGGTGTTGCTGGTACGCGCTGGGCGATGCTCAATGCGGTGACGCAATTGGTTGATCATGAGCGTGGCCGCTCGGACAATACCCGGCTTGAATCTGCGTGGTTCGGCACTGGTTCGGCTTTGAAAAATCGTGCTCTCGAGCTTTTAACCGCCTGATCTGTTAAGTTGCGGCAATAATGCGAGCTTGTCACTCTGTGGCGGCTCGCTTTTTGTTTTTCTCGCGGCTTAGTTGCGGGTAGCTAAACCTGCCCCGCGGCCCCTGCCGCTCGGTGCTCGAAACCTGCCGCGTGGTGCTCGGCCCGCGGTGCGCGGGCCCCGGGCCGGGCTCCCCGGCCCGGGGTTATTGTGTCCAGGCTATTGACGCGCGGGAAATATAAGCGTATTATTTAATCAGTGGCCCGGTGGCGGGCCCAATTAGAGAGGATAGTGAAATGGATAAGACAGAACTGGTAATTTCCCTGCGCGCAAAAATGTTTGGGGACCGCGGCACGGATATGCAAGCCGCTTGGGATTATGCCGAGTCAATCATCAATAACATGGATGATTCGCACAATCGCGGCCCGGCATGGACCGCGATTCACGTACTGGCAAACACAATCGCAAACGTTATTGAATCGCTGCCCGATCCGCTGGCCGCACCACCTGCCGAGGTGCGGATCGCTCCCGATAATCCTGCCGCGGGGATCACGGACCTTGAGTCTGCGATCCTGCGTTTGATCGATGCCCGGATCGCACAATCACCGTCACTGGGTGATCGCATCGATCACCTCGTAGACCGGGCAATCGATACCCGCGCTATAACCGAGGTGATCGATCAAGTAGTCGAGGGCAAGGTGACCGAGGGGATCGATGACTTTATCGCGAACCAGCTGGATGATGAAATCCAGAAGTACATGGACAACAGCGTAGACTTTACCGAGATCGTGCGCGATGAGATCAAGCAGAATATTACTTTCACCGTCGAAGTGGAGTAGTGTTATAATTACCGCGTGGCACCGGCCGGTGCCACGCAAACCGCAGAAAGGATAGAGATGAAACCAGTAAACACAATCGAGATCGGCGGATCCACGTACGTGATCCCCTCTGGCATATCACAGGCGAAACTCATCGAAGTCGCTGGTCTGTTGCTCATGCTCCAGCGCATCGAGTATTGCTCCGATAAAACGTACCGCAAATCGTTCTATTTCGTGGAGCGGGAAAATGCTCGTATACGTCTGGGCACCCAGACCGTATACGAGACGGAAGAGGCAGCGTACGCGGCCCGCGATGCGCATAACGCATCACTCGAGCCAGTGCCCGTCACTGGTTCCGATGACCGGGCCCGGGCCGATGACCTGACCTACAGCAACAGCTAACAGCACTGCCACCAGTGCAGCCCGGGCCGCGGCCCGGGTTTTTTATTGGCCAAAACAGCTCAACCCGGGTAAGCCCGGGTTTTTCTTTGTGCGTGTTATCTGTTCCCGCCCGCTAATAGCCAGGGCGGGCGGTATAGAATCTAGCACCATTATGCATAGTAGAACTAAACGTAAGAGGGAAGATAGGTATAGGAACCGTACCGATATAGGAACCGTACCGGTATAGATTTAAGAACGGTCAGAGGGGGGAGGGCCATTATCAAAATGGCAACTTTTTTAACGGCCTAAAGCACGATTTCACACAAACAAATACCCCTCGTAAACTTGACCCCCGGTACCCCTTCCCCACAAAACCACCCCCTTCATTTGTAAAAGCCGTATGGGGGGTATATATTAGTAAATTATGAAACCTGAAGACATTGACGCAGAGCGACTTAAGCTCGAGCTCCGGCTCTCGCTCCTCGAAGCGCGAGAAAGGGCTACCACAACTTTCTTAGACTTCTGCCTGTACGTGTGGCCTGAAATGATCGTCGGGGAGCACCATCGGCGAATCGCCGCTGCATTGGACCGTGTGATCGCGGGCAAGTGCAAGCGGTTGATGATCGCGATGCCCCCGCGCCACGGCAAAAGCCAAATGGGCAGCTATCTGTTCCCTGCCTACCTGATGGGCAAGTTACCGCAGAGTAAGTTGATTGTCGGTTCGCACACCGCGGAACTCGCACAGCGGTTTGGCCGGATGATTAGAAATCTGGTGGAGGACGAGCGATACGGCGAGTTATTCCCTGACACCAAGCTTTCTGTAGATAGCAAGGCTGCTGGCCGGTGGAACACCAATGCGGGAGGCGAGGCGTTCTTCATTGGTAAGGGCGGCGCGATGACGGGCCGTGGTGGTGACATTGTGGTTCTGGACGACATCTTGGATGAGCAGGATGCGGTGTCTGAGACTGCGATGGAGAACACGTGGGAGTGGTACACCTCTGGCCCCCGTCAGCGATTGCAGCCAAATGGCGCGATTATCATCATCAACACCCGCTGGAAGACGGATGACTTATCGGGTCGTCTGTTGCGTCAGCAGGGGCAGTTGAAGTCGGACCAGTGGGAGATATTGGAGTTCCCGGCTATTTTGCCCAGCGGTAAACCTTTGTGGCCGGAGTATTGGCAGCTGGATGAGTTGGAAAAAGTCAAGATGTCGATTGGCATCAAGAAGTGGAACGCTCAGTGGCAGCAGCAGCCGACCAATGATGAGGGGGCGATTTTAAAGCGTGAGTGGTGGCGCAAGTGGAAATACGATGAGCCGCCGGAGTGTGAGTATGTGTTGCAGACCTTGGATACGGCGTACAGCAAGAAGGAGACGGCGGACTTCTCGGTCATTGCAACGTGGGGCGTGTTCTACCCAAGTACTGACTCGGGTCCGGCATTAATCTTGTTGTCCGTGACTAAAGGTCGGTGGGACTTCCCTGAATTAAAGCGAATCGCCAAGCGTGAGTACGTGTATTGGCAACCTGACAATGTCTTGATCGAGGCCAAAGCAACGGGGACCTCGCTCCAGCAGGAGTTGAGGAAGATGAATATCCCGGTGACAATGTACAGCCCCGGCGGCAGAAGGCAGGGTCAGGATAAGATTAGCCGGGCAAATGCGGTTGCGCCTATACTGGAATCAGGGATGGTTTGGTATCCTGAGAGTGAGGAGTTTGCGCAAGATTTGGTGGAGGAGTGTGCTGCCTTTCCGAACGGGTCAAATGACGATCAGGTGGATGTCACAGTAATGGCGTTGATGCGGTTTCGTCAGGGCAACTTTATCAAGTTGGAAGATGACGATGATGAGGAGCGCGATCCCGATGCGCGGATAGTTGAGTATTACTAGGGAAAATGGTAGTTTAGCGGCATTCTTCTCCTGACACGGACCTCGAGCCATGGCCGACAAAACTTTGCCCCCTGTAGCTATTGGTGACAGCTTGG